CCGCCATAAATACGATGCCCTCGCCCGAAGCATCACGTCCAAGCCAAAGAAGTTTATCATCAATTTTAACCAATGACGATGGGGCTACTATGCCCTTTTCAATGAATCCACCCTGGACTCGCTCAAAAGGAAATGTAGAATCGCCGGTATTTGCCCAAACCTCAGTTGATTTTTCGTTAAACAACCAAAGATTTCTGTTCTTTGACATCATTGCAAGAAGCTTGTCGGGATCGCCCTCCGAACTAGCGAAACTTAAGGGACTGACATTCAATGAATTCCAATCAGAAACATAGAATTTCTCTGAGTCACCCTCGTTGAATATAAAAAATCCATCAATCCAAGTAACGTAAGTACTTCCCGGGATGGGAGGATATCCAAAGTTAGCAAAAGGCGCAAACTCCTCAACAATAAGAGCGTCACCAGAATTATACTTCATATAAAGATAGGTGTTTGTCCCATCAACAAATACAGCAGAACCAAGATCCCCCTGCATGGCAACACCTACAACTGGGCCCGTACTTGTTTGAAGATCGCCCAATTTTGCGAAAGACCAAACGCCAGCTATCAGAGAGGCTTTGTACATCTCTGAGCCGGAAACAATAAATAATCTGTTTACGGGGTTCCACTCGCTCTTCTTTGGAGAATCAACTAAGATTAATCGGATTGGGCCCGTACCAATCTCCATGATCTTTTCCAAGCCAGGAACTGATTTTAGGTATGTAACCCGCCCATCTTTTCCAGTGCCGGATTGGTCAACCTCGGGATATAGGTTGATAGTCCTTTGACTATTTATATTAGGACTTTTTAAATGATAAGATGGCCCAACAAAGCCGGGGAAATTCACGACATCCCCCCGTAAATTGAATTTTTACGCCATGAATTTGTCGATGCTGTTGCCGCATCGGAGTTCATCAAAGGAACTTTGACGTTTTGTCGTTTAATAGATGCCTTTGATTTGTCCGCTGCATTGATCAACTCTGGATCTGTAGGTTTACCGAATTTCTTGGAAATCTTAACCGCCAAATTATCGATAATTGCCTGCTTATACCCAGGAGGCAGAGTCACTACGACGTTTGCATCTTCAAACTCAGTGATGATTTTTTTGCTGTAAACAACAAGACCAAGCTGGATTGAAGGAACTGGATAAACTTGGACATTTTCAATGGGCGCTGATCCAAAAGGATACAAAGACGCGACGAATTCAGAGGATGTTGTTTTATCGAAAATCGCCATCCAGTGTTGATATCCAAGAACTTTGACCGGAAATTCTTGATTCACTCTTAAATCATAGCCAATGATTACAGGATCAGGAATAACGAGAGACTCGTCATCTGGAGTCAGAGGATCATCAACAGGCGGAACCACTTCTCCATAAATAGGAGTTTTGATAAGCGGACCGTAGGCAGCTCCGAGAATCTCCATTGGTCGAATAGAATCAAAATCCCCACCGACCCCAAAAGAATAAATGGATTTTCCTGGAGTTAATTCAAAAACTTCCCTGGGTAGATCAAATAAAGCAAGGCGATCATTTGCCCACGAATCAATCATGAAATTTAGAGTATTGAGTGTCGTTTGAACGTCGGCGGCAGCAGGTGTTTCACCGGCCGCTACAACCCCAATTAACTCTAAAGCTTCTGTGATTAAATCGCGGACTGTTGCCATTACAAAGCACCGATCTTAGCGATAAGTTCGTCTTTTTTAAGGCCACCAAGTTCAGATTCATCAACGCCTTTTTCAATAAGATACGCTTTCAGTTCAGCGACTTTCATTTTCGTAAAGTCTTTTTCTTGGATCGGCGCAGTTCCTTGTTCGCCTTCGGCTTTATTTGCCTTCGGTTCTTGTGGCGCCTCAGCCTGTTCTTCAATGAATGCAGCAGGTGTTTCTTTCCAACCGTCGCCAAGCGCATCGTACTCCTCCTTTGAGTACACAACTTTTTCCGGTTCCGTTTTGTGGTAAACCCACTTTGGGTAACATCCTTCCATGCTCATTCTCCTTTCTTCTGATTTGGCGCCCGAGACGAATCCCGGGCACCTGGCTGAAAACTATCTATTATGACAAACGACCGACAACGCGTGCCGCAAACTCTGGGCGAACAACCTTAGAGCCGAACAAGATATCAAGACGCTTGATGCCTTTTCCGCTTAGGATGTTTCCAGCAGTCCAAAGACGAACTGAAAGGCCTGTCTCTGGATCTGTCGCAACAGTCATTTGCTCGCCTTCGATTTTCTCCAAAGGAACTACGCAAAGTGCGATAGCCGACTTGTGGAAAACCAAGTTTTGAGTGCAAGTGATTCCAGCGAAGCTAGAAGCGTGACCGAATGTTGTAACAGCGGACCCATCTGCAGGAACGTTGGAAACATTCTGGTAAGCACCAGAAGCGATGATCGCTGGATAAACTGGGATTGTCGCATTTCCGGCAACATCAGAAGCAACGTCTGAAGTGACAACGAAATCCATCAACTTGCCAGTAGACTTTTTGGTCTGTGGATTCACCGCGTACACGCCAGCAAACTGGATGACGTCACCTTTCTTAAGGCGATTCGCTACCGCAGCAGTCCAGCCATCAGTAACAACGGAAGTCGCGCCATCCGCAGTCGCGCCGTTAGTAAGAGGCACGCCGCCCAAAGCACCAATTGTGTGGCTTGGAACAACTTGGCTCATCAAGAAATCCACGCCAGCGCCGCGAACGATTTCGCCATCAAGATACTGTTTTGAAATAGTAGTTGATGGGTTGAAAAGACCATTCATGCCGTTAGCAATTTCTTGCTCAGTGAATGGATCGATTGCCGCAGTGATATCGCGAAGAGGAGCGCCCAAAGACAACAACTTAGCTTTCGCGAAACCAAAAACATTTGTGTTGTTTGGAAGGTTTGTCGCGTGAGGAATACCCGCGTAGTTGGCAATAGACAGGTATGACTTCTGCATCACATCTGCCATCATGTTATCGACAAGAGTCGTAACAGCAGGCTCAATGTAGCGCTCGCGGAAGTTGTCCAGTTTCAATGTGCGCTCGGACTCGCCGAACTGCATACCGATGTGCTTTTGGCTGTTGACTACGATAGGTACTGATTTTTCTTCAGTATCTTGCGGAGTCATAGCTTCGCCGTCACCAACAACGTATTGCATTGGCAAGCGAGCGTTAACAGTGTCACCGATTTTGTGGCCTTTTTGCGCGAACTCTTCGGCATAACCGATGTTCATGCGCTTTTTAAGTTGGCCGATTTGGTTTTTAGCAACCAAAAGAGCTTCGTTTGTGATCTGAGTGTTTGTAAGAATTGTATTTCCCATTTTCTATTTCCTTATTTTTTTGATTTGAGTTGTTCCATTCTGATTCTTTCGTATTCAGCAAAAGAGATATTTGGATCACTCAGCGACTTGGCTTTTGTGGCCATTCCTTTGCCGATCGTAGAAACAGGTGCAGGTGCTTTACTTGTTCTGAATTCTTGCGATGAAGAAACCTTGGCAGCGATCCGTGCTTCATTTTTTCCCAGTTCGCGAATTTGCTGAATCGTGCTCATTTTTGAGAAGCGTTCATACTCGCCTGGTTTTTTAATGAGATCGTAGAAAATCTGAGGACCAAAATCAGAGGTCATCAAAGCTTCCATTACTTCACCAGAGACTTTAAAATCCTGATGCTCATCGACGAAATCGGCGACAACATCATCAAAATCCGGTGTGGATTTTTTGAATTCAGTAACTTTGGTGTTGTATTCTTTCTGAGCAGTTTTGAAACGAGTTTGAACTTCGGATTGCTCCGCCTGTCTTTTCTCTTGTTCCTTTGCCTGCTTAGTGGCTTGCTTTATTTCCCATTTCGTTACGGCACGGGCATATTCACCGACCGTACTGAAGTCATCTGGATTTGGCTCTGGATCTTCATCAACGGCTTTATTTGATTCTGTGCTTGGCTTTTCTTCGTTGCGCTTTAATGCCTCTTTTTTCCAATACTCGATCTCTTGATCTTTCTCAGCGAGTTTGCGCTTTTCGCGATCCAAGCGTTTTTTAAAACCGTTACGATGTGGTTTCTTGGCGTCATCCTTGCCGCCATCTTCATCTTGATTAGCATCGTCGTTGCCCTCTGAATCTTCAGAATCGACGCCGTCGTGCTGATCTTCGGAACTGTCTTGATCCTCCGACTGATTTACCTTTGTTTCGGTAGACTCATCCGCCACGTGTGCGTTTTCTACAGAGTTGGTTGTCGAATTATCATTCATTGTCATGGTAAAACTCCCATGGGTATACCGGGCTGACCGCCCGTAGGTTGTTGTTGTGGAAACGTAGGCTGACCCATTGGGCCTGCTACGTTAAGATTTGGAGGGAATTGGTTTGGCTGATACTGCGGGGCCATGGGTCTCGCAAATCCAACCATTTGTAGACGCTGATTAATCTCAGCCATCATTTGATAAAGTGCCTCAAAAGATCCAGGCACCGGGATTTTCATCGCCTCTTTTTGGAGATCAGTTTCGTTATTCATCAGAGCAATGCGCTCTTTCGAAGAAAGCTCCATTTGTTTTTGCGTCATCTTCGTTTGAAGTTCACTATTTGCGGCTTCTAATTGTCCCTGCAAGAACTGAATTGCTTGGGTCATTTGTGAGATTTGTGCCTGAACATGTGGTGGAATGTCGCCGCCAGCCTCTTCAAGAACTTGCGGAGGAATGAGCTTACGAAGTCTCTCGGAGATCTCTTGGGCCCCAGGCCAATCCATGTTTTTAGCTAGAAGATCACCAAGAACTTGAGCTGATGCTGGGTAAACCGAAATAAACTCAAGCATTGAAGCAACAGCCTCTTGGCGCTTAGTCGCAAATCCAGGACCTGCCTCAACGACAACGTCATAAGTTCCAACAGACAAATCGTACTTAACGACTTTTCCATTTCGTTCGAACTCTTTATTTAAGTAGATAACTTCCGCTTGGCCATCTTCACCGATGATTTGCTGAGCATCTGGAAGGTCGTAAACTACGGGAATGACCTCTACAAGGATTCGCCCCGCGTGCTTAATGGACATATTCAAATTATCAACAAAGTGATAATTCGCGGTTTGAGCCTGGTTAGTGCGTCTTTGGATTGCAATACCGGACTGCTCGTTGCTGCGATTTCCAAGGGCTGAGTCATAAATGCCCGTTGTCGCCTTCATGTCATCGGCAGCCTGAAGTCTCGCATTTGTGATCGCCTGTACTGGAGGCTCAAAAGAGTTTCTTTGTGGCGCGCCAACTAGATGACCGTTTACATCAGTTGGATTGTAAGGAAGGTATGAATGAGGATGAGTGTTCGCAGTTTCCCAGAACTTCTCAAATCCTTCAATTTGCCCAGCCGCTACAACAAAAGGAGCTTTTGGGGCAAGCGCAATTGACTCCGTTTCAGAAGAAACAAAGAAGTTGTACATGCGTTGAGAATCTTTTGCGTGACGAATAAGACCAACATGAACACGCTGCCCGTCGATTTTATCTTCACTTCCATAAACCGGTATAATCGGGATCCACTGGCTTGGAAATTCTGTCTGCTCGAGAATCTCATTCCCGGCAAACTTAACCCATCTAACAACAGATGTTACAGTTGGGCGTTCATTAACTACTTTAAAATTAACACCAGGGAATCGTTCTTTAAATTCTTCAAACTCAGACTTTAAAGAAGTGCCGTGAAGCATTTCAAATTTATCACTCACCCAGGCAAGCAATGTATCGTCTTTAAAGTCTTTGAAGAAATACTCTGCAATTCTGATCGAATCAGCTTTAACCCAATCTGGATAGCTAGTAGATGCAATATCCCATTCACCGCTTGCACAGATCTTTGCTGAGCTATAACGAGCAGTAAAATCGTCTTTCTGCATATCCTCGGCGATAAACGCCCAGTTCGCGTCGGATCCATCCACCTCGCGGGAAAATGGATCGAAAACGACAGAGAAGTGATCATGGATTTTGCGGATTCTTGCGACTTGTTTAAATGACTTTGGATTTTCGTACTCAGTTACGATTCGGAAATATCCAAAACCTTTGTCTGTAGCGCCCTCAAATGCTTGGTCATAAACACTCTCGGCATTTGATTGATACTCAATGTGGCGAATAATGCCTTGAAATACCTTTGCGACCTCTTCTCTCGCTCCTTCGCCTGCAGGAATGACCCGAATTGAGGGGCGATTCTGGCGCTGCTCATTGTTGATCTGGCGAAGAAATTGAGGGAGTCGATTGATAGTTAGACAGGGGCGTTTTAAAGCTTCGCGACTTGCACGCATTTGGGAATCCCATTGGATTCCCGCTTTGAATTCCAAATCCTCTTCAGCAAGTTCACGGGTTTTAGCCGAAGCTTCTTGACCAAGTTTGAATCGGTCACGTGCTACGCTTAACAAGCCTTCGTCGGAATTTGTTTTTTCTAATTCTTCAGCCGCCACGGTCTAAGGCTGGGGTAGTTATTTTCCACTAGCGAATAGTAAAAAATAGTAATTTAACCCATCCAACCCAGCGGACCGTTGTTGAAAACCGGGGGAGTCCTTTTTATCGCCTCTTCTTTTGGAAAAATAGCGCCTAAGTTCTCATCCATAATCCGTGCCATACAATCAAACATGTCATCATGAACGCAAACCGGGAATGACTTGTACTCGTTTTCAACGAAGAGCTTTATGAAATCCTGAGCCTTCCCCTCGTAATCCACAAAAGTTAAGATTTTAGGCAGATAAAAACGCCCTTGCTCAAAAGGAGGAATGAGCTTTTTAATTCGGTCGATTTTTGGCATCGGCCCACCGAGTTCGCGAATGTTGAAGCGATAGTTTTCCTGCTCCATCTGATATTTCATGTGCTCGATATCAGACTGCATACCGTACTTTTCATATCCAACGTCTTTAGGCTTCCATTTTCTATGCAAAGAGAAGAGCCGTTTTGCACGCTCTGTGAGGTTTAAGCGGTCGCGAATCCCATCCAAGAGGTAGTAATTGCCATCCGGCGCAAGGCCAATGACAACCATGACCGTGAAGTCGTTTGATTTCTTTTTCTCACCTGCTGGATCCACCAAAAGGTATTTATTCCACCGGGTCGTTTCGCCAAGCTTGTCATAATATCGAAGCCATTCCTCTTTAAAACCCATGGATTTATCGGCAACAGGATTCTGAAGCATCTGAGTTCCAAAAGTGTAAGGCCCCATGTCTCGGCGCTTTTCAAAGAGCTGTTCTTTTGTCAGAAAGACGGGATTTCCATCCATCTCACCGCTATCTGTCGCGGGCTTCACTCGGGCCCTGACAGACCCCCGATCGATCATCGTGCGCCACGTATCGTTTGCATGGTATCTGGTTCCGATATATCGCTTCCGGCCCCCATGAGCCCCGAGATTGAGGGATAATTCCCAGGCGCTTGTCGTTTTCGCAATTTGTTCAGGGGTCGTGACAGACTCGCGAGTCACCACGTCATCATAGACAAGGATAGTAAAATGCTTTGATGTAGGCTGGCCATCAACCAGCCCCCATGCTTCCACCGTGGCCTCTTTTGGGTTCGTTTTACGCTTTACAAGAATCCCTGAATCAATGGACCACTTTGGGGAGTCTTTTTGAGGATTTTTGTAAAGAACATCGGGAAAAAGATCTTTTAAGAACTCGTTTCCTTCCAACTCTCGCTTAATCTGCTCCAAAAACGCTTTAGCGATGGGTCTCGTGTGCGAAAAGATCCCAATAAGGGTATGATCAGGGTCCGAAAGAATATCTCTTATAGACTGCCCAAAGGTGATAATTGTGGATTTGTAGTGCTCCCGGGCCCAGAGGTCTAGATTCCCATCGGGACTTTCTTGAACTTCTCGGCATCGATCGAAAAGCCAATCCCGATCAATGTCTTTGCGCTTACAGCCCCTAGAAAGAAGAAAAAACAGATCCTCCCGGCAAAGCCTTCGAAGTGCGGCCGTATTCTCACTTCCTATCATTTCATCAAAAACGGAATTTGCCTCTGACCGACTTTTAATTGCCGTGTTGATTTGATCAGCTACCAAGCGCTGTTCTTTTTCTTTTAAGAATTTTAGGTATTGCTCTTTCTCTTCGCGACTCATTTTAGACGAGATTCATATTCTTTGATTTTTTTATCCAACTCTTCATCGGACAAAGTCGTGAGATTTATATTTAAATCCACCTTGGGCGCATCAGACCAAAGCTTGATGTGTTTCCCAAGCATGTCGCATCCTTTTAGGACGTTTGTGGCATCAAATTTATACTCGCCAGTCGGGACCATGGATTTTTCTATCGGATCCCACTCCATAACTGGCTCAGCTTGCCGGCATCTCTCGACGGTATCTTTAATTGTGGAAAGAACATAATCAGCGTCAATTTTGGTTCTTTTAGACCGTTCATCCATGTTTTTTTGGATAGTCTCTCGGACTTCTGGCTTTTCCATCAACTCGTGCGCAATGTCTCTAGCGCTTTTTTCAGAATACCCAGCTCTTTTTGCGGCGCCTGTTCCGTTTAGGTCTTTGAGATATTCCTCTGCGAATATTTGTTGCTTTGGCGGTAAATCAGCACTCTTTTTCTTTGCCATGTTTTCACGATGACACCTCGTCACTATTACTACGAATAGTTATTTTTAATTATTGTGTGTGAATAGTTATTTTCTTGAAATGCCCATGGCTGTAGGCAATGATGGATTCATGAAACTAAATCTTTCTTTGAATGATGAGCCCGAAGAGTCTATCCGAGAAACACTTCCCGTCCCTTGCTCGCCTACCATGAAGGCAACACTTGATGAGCTAAAAAAGAAGTGTGGGAAGCACAAAGTAAATCGCCTCATTCGCGAAGTACTTCAAAGTCTGATTGATCAAAACAAAGACAAGCTTGAAAAAGCAGGTTAGTGATCTACACTAAACCTGCAGCGCCGTAAGCCTAAAGGCAGTCTCCTTGGTGTGCACGCCCAATAAATCGAGCTGTCGCCTAATCCCCCTGCCCGTGCTCTAAATATGTTTTACGATTGCGCACCCACTCCATAGACCCCTCCGAAGAGGGGTGTGAAAATTAAGCTTTTGACAAGCCCTCTACTTCCCTGCGCTTCCGATCTAACGTCCTCATCTCTTGAAAATCGAGTGCATCACTTAATGCTTTAATAGTGTCCTTGTTATAGGATGACGGAAACTTTTCATTCAGCTTTTCAATGATGTGTTTTGCTACAGCAATAACATCAACAACTTGGCAGCCATTTACTCCGACCTCTTTGATCGGACCGTTCTGTAAAGTGAAGCTCAATGAATTCTTATCATGTCGAACATAAATGAATGCGTTTGGTCTGATAGTTTCTTCAAACCATTTGTGATCCATTGCGCCTGTCTCAGTAAATCTTTCAGGATGTTGCTCACGCAATTCATCCATGATGACTACCTTTTGACTATTGATTTCACTCACGCCTTTTAGTGTTTCTAAAGCCATTTAAGACCTCCTTTGTTAAACTTCGTCTATCTCAATCCCATGACACGCCATCATAAGCGCCTTCTTTATTAAATAATCCCTAGTCTTAAAACCCTTAACATCGACAACTTTGCGATTGCCGTACATATCGAAATACTCAAAGTCTGCCACGTAGCGCATGATTCGGTTTGAATCCACAAAGCGCAGAGGCTTTCCGTTAATAGGAAAGTCAAACTTCACTTGGCAACGCAAGCTTGTGATGTCCCCGCGCTCTTGCAGGGCTTTAAGTCGCAAGTATTCGCGGGCTTCTTTGCGGGAGTCGAATTTAAGATCACCAACCGCAGACTTTATATTTCTGTACTTAGCCATCTCGCCCCAACATCTTCATGACCTTTTTTCTTCTTTTCCAAAGAATCAAATACAGAGTTCTAATCCTCGAAACGGTCATAAACTTTTTATCGATACGACGAAGAGACTCTTCTATGAGTAAGAGCTCTTCGATCAATTGCTGTTCTTGATTCACTTCACTGGCCATCTCATATAGATAAGATCTTTTTTGGCGTAACCTTTAACTTTCACTTGGTTGTCTTGGTTGCCACCTAAAACGTAGTAGTAATTCTGATCTTCGCGCCCAGTATAAAAAGCCACGTGAGAATCTCCGCCTGGCCCGTTACGCTCAAATCCCATGATACAGCCATACTCGGGCTTTGAAACCCTCATTCCGTATTTCTCAAAGTCACGCGCCCAAGCTGATTTTGTTGATTTATATCCAGCTTGTTGCAATACCCAGCAAGTAAACGCCGCACACCAAGAAGTTTCATCGTCTTTCGCTTTGAGACTCGTCGCCTGGTGAAATTCAACAACTCTTGGATTGTGTTTAACGCCCGGAACCTCAGTAACTCCGATTTCTTTCTCGGCAATTTGCATCCAAGACACATCAACCTTAGGAATTTCTTGTTGCACTGGCGGCGGAGAATTATTTTCCACGGGCCCCAACGGAAAATTCTGATCACAAACATCAATGGTGATTTTTGAGTCATTATCTGTCCCAAGAGCATAGTGAACTTCAGTGGTCAATCCGCCTAAGAAAGTGGTTCCACCAGGGCCAATTTCATATTCCATTTGGATGACACACTTTTTACCATTAGCAGAAACCATGAACTTCGTTCCAATGCTGGGAAGCTTCGTAAAGAACATATTCCCCTGCCAAAGCTCCTCTTCTGGCGCTGGACGCACGGATCCGCGTGCCCCTTGGCCATACTCATTAGTTCCGCCATCGTTAGCTGGCGTCCATTCTCGCTTGTATCTGTCCGAATAAACCTGCTCAAATACCGCAGTCGGGAAAAACTTCTTAAGGATTTCAAAAGAACTCTTTAAATGAAGATCAATTTTTTCCGTTGATGTTGATGGAAAAAGACCGTTAGCGAATCTCTCCATATTGTTCGCATAATGCGACTCTTGCACAAACCGACCCTTTGCCGGGAAATACACTCTGCCGTGATTTTTTGTGTCTACATAAGGCCCGGACTTAGCCGTTTCGATTGTTTTGGCGGAACCGCCAGAAAAAACACTTTTTAACCAAGAAAAGAAACCCATTTGCACCTCCGGTTCTAAAAAACCAAAAGGCGCAAAGAAAATATATAGATTCAGTTAAATATTTCTGAAATGTGGATAACTCTGCCGACGCGGAGTAGACACTATGGCTTCTTTGCTATCTCTATCAATATGCCTTCGATGGCCTTATCAATATCTAAATGATTATCGAGAAAATCTTGCTCTGAATATCCCATATCTTCGAGTCTATCTTCAATAATTCCACGCCACGTATTTGGATCATTATTGGTCACCAATAACTCACCAACAATTTTTCGTACATCATTGAGAATCATTTTATTAACAACATTCGACATTTTTCCTCCCCCCCCCTCTTCGGCATAATCAGGAATTACTTTAGTCCTTCCCCTCGCGGAGTTTTTGGAGCATCTCAAATGCACGCTGTAGACACTAGGGTTATGTCTTGGCATCTTTCTTCCATTTCTCGAAATAAGCCCTGGCAGTTCCGCCCTCACTTATTCTCTTGTTAGCATAATGCTCCAAAGCCTTCTCACACTCCCGCAACAGTTCCTCTTTAGCTTTAAGCTCTGATTGGAGTTTGTTATATTCTTCAATTGATACCATTATTGTCGCCTCTTTGTTTTTTTCATGAAATTCATAAATTGTGATCTTATCTTCACTCACAATTCCCCCAACTCTTTGAGAGCCTCATCAAATCCACAATCACAAACATTTTCGTATGCCGCATGTCCCATGTGACAGATACATTCTCTGTTGTGCCGACCGTACTTTTTCAAAGCCTTAACCGCTTTGTCATAGGAAAATTTTTCGACCACTTTTGTGCTAGACATCCATAATATTTTATCAATAGGTGGATGAAATCCGCCCGAAAAAGCTCTCGTTTCGCAAGTCTGTTTATTATGCACAAGAGTCCATTCCCTCGGCTTAGATTCTGTGGTTGTCATAAGTCACCAATCAATTCATTCATACGCTTATCTGGAACACAATCGAGATACCTTGTAAGTCGCTCAACAACATCACTAGAACTATGGCCGTCCCATTTATAATCAGGAACTTCTTTAATTCCATGCTTTATAACGACATCGAGATATTTATTTGGGATATGATAGCTTATTTGTCCACATGGTGATTCAAAATAAAGACAGAACCACGTCTCATAGTCGCACTTAAACGCGCACATATCTGGATTGTGCAAGCAAAGGTTCAAATATAGCAAAATGCGATGCTCATATAGTTCATCAAAAGTATGATAACCGTCTGAAATGTCATTGCCTTGGATTCTAAATTGTTTCATCACTCTCCTCCAGACGAGAGGGCTTTTTCAGATCTATAAAACCAACAAGTTTTTTTATGCTCTTCGCTAGTTTCCCCGTGACCAGCTACATATTCTTGATCTTCATCGCAGTAGAAACAACCTTCGGAATATTCTTTACTGTGCTGTATTGCTAATTTCAAAAGTTCGCGCAGTTTCATGTTTTCTTCTAAGAGACCTTTGTACGCAACTTGAAGTTCTCGAATTTTTTCATCTGCATGAATTAGGTTTACAACTGCCAACGAATCTTTCCCAGCCTCAGGGTCCTGCATACCTCGTAAATACGCAATCCTTCCAATAAACGCCGCAGTCTCTCTTTCAGACTCCTGAAACGACATAGGAAAATATTTCTGGGCTTGGCGCCCTGAAAATTCTTTGGCTCTTTTAATAGCTTCTTCATTCATATCACCCCCCCAAACACTGTAAGACCATGTATATACAGCGCGATTAAAAATCCACTTACAATAAATCCAAACACAACACTCAGAATAATATTTCCATCTGTTAAATTTCGATGTGTGAAAACGATAGAGAACACTCCAAACATCCACCAAAATGCTTTTTCCTGATTAGGTGTAAAAGGTAAAGAATAATACAAAAACAGAAATGGAAGGACCACAAATAAACCCATGTTCCACACGAAAATGAAGGAATTTAATAGAAATTTTTTTATTTTACTCACACACACTCCTGGGGTTGGGGGTTGAATGATATCATCGGATGAACCATGGCAAACCTGGCCAAAAAATTATCAAAAATAATCCTCTTATTACTGACTTCCAGTCCGCCGCATGAAACATCTCGAATCCGTTCATCATGTCACGAACGAAGAAAATGATATAAATTGCTAATCCGACACTTAAATACCACAAAATGAAATCGCTCACTTCTCCCCCTCAATTCTCATGTAAACAAAATCGTCGTATTTAACCCACTCTGACCAAAAATCTTTGTCATAAGGAGAATCTGAGTTCTTATTTTGAAGTCTCATTTCATCACCATTCAGATGCATTAGTCTTACAAATGGTCCACGCTCTTTTATAAAAACCATTCCAGCTTCGGTTCTGGGCGTAAGAAAGATGACTTCCCCATCTACTTTTCTAAAACCTTTCACTTCTCCCCCCTAAAACTGCGCCAAGCGGTGAGGGCTTCGCGGGCTTCAGCACCAATTGAAACCTGCCCAAACACTAAACGATTTTTATCCTCAGCGCTCGGAACCTTGTTATATAATTGGCCGTATTTATCTCTTCCTGATAAAGAATAAAATTTCAAAGCCTCTTCCATCCCCTTCACCTCTACCAAATCGAGGGCTGCTAGGAATCCGGCTTTGAAATCTGCTTCTGAGATTAAAGCGCTTACGATTGTATGGTTTTGTTTCGCGGCATATTTTTCCGCCAACTCACTCGCCTTTTTCTCGTAGGGTGTCATTTGATCCATAAAACTTCCATTCTTTTTTGTGCTCCATTTGTTGTTGCCTCTTTGGTGGTAATTTTCCAATCGCCCAACTCCGCCTGGTAAATATCCGAATCATAACCAGAAAGAACCACGCGCCCCTTTAGGGCCTTAACATGACCGAGGAACTCTAAGTGTTTCATACTAGACCAATCTTCACGGTATGCGTGTTTGCGTGATCTGGTTGATGGAACGTATGGCGGATCCAAATACCAAAGAGCTTCTAAGGAATCGTACTTTTCAAACAGCTTTTCATATGACAGGTTTTCAATCGTCACGCCGGCGAGCCGAGAAATGATTGCATTAAAGGCCTCTGAATAATTTTTCCAAGATTCAGCTACACTCGTATTGGATGTTTTACTGGTTCTAAATGCGTTATGATTCCACAGAAAAGAGTCACCTATTCCAAAGTAACACCGAACAACAGTTCGCCTTGCCATCTCTAAAGGATCGTCTACCGACTCCATACTGAGCCTATATTCGTCACGAGCATGGGGGGTTAACCTTAAAGCCTCACGCAATTCCTCACCAAAATCCCGCGCCATACGATAAAGATTCACAAGCTCGCCATCAACATCGTTTACGATTTCTCTCTTACTGCGCTCTTTGCGCAATAAAACAGAAAGAGATCCCCCAAACGGCTCAATATAAATCGCATGAGGCGGCAGGTTTTCTATAATCCACGGAGCAAGACGCCATTTGCCGCCGAAATAATTTATCAGTGGACGCGTTACCTCACGAGACAACATCCCTACTCCCCCACAATCTCTTCTACGGTGATTTTTACTCGCTTGCCTGCAAAGTTCTTTCTAATCATCAAGTTCGCAAGATTACTTTCAGGAATAAGCTGCACAAATTTTTCCACTAAAGGCTCTTTCTCAATCTCCTCGATTGCGAACAAACGAGCGGTATGTGTGCGGTGAGGCTTATCTACGACTTCAAATTTAGCGTAAGATTCCTTATTATCTGGCGTGCCAACAAAAGTAATTTTACCCTCTACCACAGGCAGCTTTTCAAGAGCGGCGCGGAGACTAACGACAGACACATATTCATTATGAATGGGAGCACCACATCGCAAGCTCGCTGCAATGTGCTCTGCCGAACTAACCGGAACTCCCAACGCTTTAACTAGGTCTTGGCTCATTTTTTCACCTTCAATGCTTTCCGCTTCGCACTCTTACGAATCTCCGCAGTTAATGAACGATAATTTCCAACGATACAAGCTGCCTCAAGTGCGACCATGAGCTTAATTGCTTTTTCAACGTCTTTCTGATTTAAGCCCACATATCTGCCGTCAAGGTTGGCTACTAAACGTGCGATTGCGCGTGGTGATTTTGCTAGGACTTTCTTTTTGGATGTCATGGTTCCCTCCGATTTCCTACTTACCGCTATTTGCAACGGCTTTCAGCGGTTTGGTGCAAATATTTTTAAATTGTGGAAAACTAGAAAGCGATGTGGATTTCTTTTCTAGGCCCAAGATTTCCAGGCGTAACTTTGCGATCTCTGTTTTTAGTTCCAAATTTTCACGGCGGAGCATGTCGTTTACGAATCTTTGCTTATCGAGATCGGTTTTCATGTTTCCTCTGTTGGGTTTTGTTGGGTTTCGCCCCGGGCTTTGGCTAGAACGGCTTCAATTTCTTGAATTGCGTCGCAAACCATTTTTTCTTCCCTTCTGTTGAGATGATCTTGGTCTAAATCAAGAAGAAGCGAGAGTGCGTCATCAAGCTGTTTAAACATACAGGGCGCTGCTGCCACTAAACGAGCACAATCCCGTGGGCTCGGGTAATGTGAATATTCATTACTAAATAAAGTAATTGCTAAGTCATTTTCATCTCTAACCCAATATCTTGAAAATTCCGTTTTTTCCCCGGTCTTTTCGTGGAACTTATGTGAATCTTCCTGAACAACTTTCCATTTTCCCGGCGTCCACTTCGTCTCACTCATAATTCACCTCTAATTATTCCAGTAATTGTACCTTCGGGTAACCAACCGATCTCTTTCCATGTTTTAGGAACCACAAGTTTTCCAGAGATGTATCCATGTTCTTTGTGATAATCGGTCCACCACCACTTAGATACTCGATCAATCGCATGATCCCATTTAACGTGAATAAATTTATGTTTCTTATTGCAGAAATAAATGCGGTCCACGAATTTCGACTTTCTCACACCTGCTCCTTTTCTTCCTCAATGATAAAAACTTTTTTAATTTCTAAGTCATAAGGCTCAATACTTGTTAGCGCAAAATGCTCTGCCATTGGATAATTATCGCATTGATGCCAGATTACTTCTTTAGAGCAATGGTCAATATCGTCCCAATAATTACTTACAACACGAAACACAGTCCTACGTTTCATTTATTTTCCTTCTCTTTGAAGTATTCGCGGGCTTGTTCAGCACTGCTACAGTTAGCGCATCTAAAAAGCTCCATACCTTCATTCTGTTTAAAAGTCGCGCGCTCTGGATGTCCTAACCATTGTATTTTATGTAAAGATTCCTCTGCCTTTTCAAGCTGCGCTTTGAGTTTTTCGTATTCTTCAAATTTAACGTAGTCGCCATTCTCAAGTAAGCTCATCTCTGCAACATTTTCGCTTCGTTTTTTGCACCATTCTGTAGTCAGGCTATATCTATTAATTTCTTTCATTTACTCCACCCCCACAGATGCGAGGGCTTGGCGGGCTTCTATACCCTTATCTTCCCAAATCGCAATAGTTGGATGCTCAATTATTTCGCCGCCAGCATTTTCAAACTCACTCTTCCCAGATCCTTCTGAGTAGTTACTTTTATCACCATAAAACTTTAGCACCTCTATCAACGGAAGGATGTCTTCATATTTCACATATTCGC